AGGTAGTTTTCCGCCCGATTTGATCTCCATCATCTCACCCGTTGATGAACTGGAACAGCTTGTCGGGATTCCACTCTATCTCATCTTGCACGAGCGAGCCAATATAGCCGGCGAACTGGTCCTTGTCAGCGGCGAAAGTCTTCTCCCCCGCTACACCGATCACGGTCCCGGTATCCGCAGTCCCGGTTTGATCCTTGCTCCCGCCATTGTAGTAGAAGCTCTCATCCGGCTCCCAGGGTGGAAGGCTTCCACCTCCGACGCCGCCGCCCGGTTCCGCTGCCATTTTTAGGCCCCCGTCCCCGATGCTGCCCGAGCCAACATCACATCCCCGCGCTGTAGGCGGCTGGTGAGGATTTGGAAGTCACCTCCAACCAGATTTCGATCAACTGTCTCGATATAGGCGGCCTCGGCATCTTCCAGTAGGGATGCCGGAACACCCGAGACCAGAAGAGCGCCCCGCGCCCGAAGCCAAGTATTTGGGACGATCTCATAGCCCGCCATCGGTCGACCCAGATGGTTATGGATCACCAATGGATCATCGAAGACATTCAGGCGGAACTTCACCGCGGTAGCCGCAATAGTTGGGGAAGCGGCAGCCTCGAATACGAACGCCCGTCCAACATTCAGTCGTGCAATCCAGCGGTTATAGGAAGAATCGCCCATGCCGGCTATGGATTTGATGATCTCACCGCCCTTGCGATCAATGTCGTACACCTTGGGAGTCGGGGTCGTGTTCGTCTCCGTTCGGGAAGATGCGATGAAGTCCCCGACGGCGGTGATGATGTCGTCCACTACCAGGTCGGCGTTCTTGGTTCCGGTGGAGGCCGTCTGGTTGTAGCGCTTCCAGTTCAGTGTATCGAAGTAGCCCTTGCCAACAATCTCCAGACTGATGTTGTTCTCCGAGATTCTCCCGGCCGAGGGGTTGATCGCCATGAACACCCGCGGCCTGGCGTTGTAGTCCAGGTAGCGGTTCGCCAGTTGGTCCGCCTCGGCGAGCGCATTGACTTCGCCAATCGTCCCGACGAACTCTCGAATGCCGTATTGATCCTGGCTTGTGGTGTCGTTGAGCGTTGTAGAGCGGCTGGTGGAAGTCCCCCCGATTGTCCGGTAGCGCAGCCAAATCCTGTTCCAAACCTCGTTCACATTCCTGGAGAGTTCCAGCGGCCCCGCCCTGAAGATGATTTTCGTCACCTGTCCGTCCCAGAAGACGGGGCCATAGGGCATAGCAACATCAATGTGCCGGCCGAGACCATTTGTGAAGATCTCTCGAAGCTCTCCCAAGTCCCCGCCGAGCTTCATTCGGAAGTCTTCAGGCCCGCTGTCAGCCGATTCTCTACAAGACAGAGCCATGATCGCTGGAGCAACCGACCAAGTTCTGCTGTACTTCTCCCATTGTGTGACAGGGTTGTTCTTCAGGATCACACTACCGGGGAAGATGTTACTCATCAGCCGGAACCCCGCAGGACATCGTAGACGTCGTGGATGTAGACCTGCACGCCCATCATCGTCTCTGTTGCGGCCAGCCAGGGGCCTGCTCCCCAAGTGCTGGGGTAATGGCAGGCCAGAAAATGCAGATCATTGATGACGCCGGGTTCCAGCCGCGGCGGCTCACCCCGTAACTCCCAAGGCTCTACCCGGTGAATGCCTCCATCCGATCCCATTTGATACTTGCTCAGGCGTTGGCGCAGGAGGCCATTATCCAGGTCCAGGCCGCTACACCTGCGAAGCGCAGAGGTCCCAACAGAGACATCCGAGAGAGGATCGGAGAGAATTGCAGCCCATTCGTCAATGGGAATGAGGATAATATCCCCGTTGTCTACGGTCGCGGCGCCCGCATTCCTCTGATTGTGGATGCGGAAGAAGACACTGGTTGTGAGATCGTCTGCCGAGACCGTTTCCTCAAACGAGATTTTGAGCGTGCCGCAGTAGACAAGCTCGTATTTGTCGATGGATTGGAGCTTCACGCCGCCGATGTCATAATTCAATCCGTAGCGGACCGCCCCCTCGCCCACAGAGGCATCCCGCCCGATGAAGCACGAAAAGGTCACGGCACAATCGCCAATCGCTCCGGCATTCTGCCGAGCGCGGATGAAGACCATATACTCACCACGCCAATCCGTCAGTTTGTCAGTCCCGGTGAGCGTGTGGCGCGTGTAGATGATGCTTGTCTGCGTAGCGAAGGAGGTGCGAACCGCATACTGCTCAGCGCCCCGAAAGTCATTGATGGCACTGGCGTCCGTACCCGCGGCCTTCGTCCAGCCCGTTGGCGGATTCCATAGCCCCAGCATCGAAACAAAGCCCGTTCGGTTGCTTCTCAGGCCGACGATGGCCTGGCTGATAGTCATCGGGGATGGCGATTGAGCCTCATTGGGCGCAGGACCATCCAGGCCGCGAATGCGGATGTTCACAAATGGGGGCCGCTTCCCGCCAACCGCGGCCGCAGGAATGCGAGCAATGTTCTTCGCCGGGACCCACGGGGATTGAGTGGCGGATAGAACCGGGGATACCGTCCATGTGCCTGCGGCGGTTATCCGAATGCGGACCCAGTGCCGGGTGAGCCCATTCAGCAACAGGGCCGTTGAATCAAGCGGAACCTGGAAGTTCAGGAACCATCGCCCAATTCCACCGAAGACCACCGGATCAGAGTAGGTATACAGCCCATTGGGACCAAGCATGCCGAAGGTCACGCCACGACCGAGAGCCGTCCATGCGCCGTTGTAGTATTCCCAGGCGAATGTATTGTTTGCGGCATCGCTCGCTGTCACCACATCGAAACCGACCGTAGACGGCACGTTGGTATTGGTTGTAGAAGCCAGATAGAGAATGTCGCCGGCCGTCCTATTTGGGAAGAGGGTAGAATTGACAGATCCCCACAGATCGAACCCCCAACCCGAGGCCACGGTCCAGTTGAAAATCTTGTCGATGCTCTGCTTGGCATAGTCCCCGGTGACGACGGAGAAGATCGAATCCGTGTCCGCACCGCCCACCTCTGTCAGCGTCGTGGCTGTGGGCAGGGCCGTGGGCGGGGCCGACCGCCAGATGCCGCGGGTGATGGATAGGCCGAAGTTCTCGACCCATTTGGTAGCCCGATATTTGGAATGGAAAAGGTCGGGGATCTCCATGTCGGGAGAACCGTACACAAGTGCGTACCTGGCATTCGCTTCATCTGGAAGCTGCTCTTTGAGATAGACCGGAGTGATTTGCCACCCCCCATCGCCAAACAGCTTCGCGGCGCGCAGCACGCCGAAAAGCTGTTCGATCCTGGAAGCTACATCGTTGTCCGAGGAGGCTACCAAGCTGAGATTATAGGACTCGACGACCCGTACAAAGATCGGGTTCTCTTCTGAGCCCGTGAACCTTGTGGGCGCCTGGGCAGGCCGCGGGAGGCGGAACCCCAAACCGCTCTTACCGGCGAGCTCGATCTCGATGGCCCCAAAGATCAGGCGGCAAGTCTGGCCCACTACAGTCTCTCCAAGACGGCCACGAGCTCCTCGACCTCGAGGGGGGCACGGAGGATCACTTGCTCGATAATCACACGCGGTCCCCCGGCCCCGCCGCCAGCACCCTCAGGGGTGATCTGAACGCGCTCGCCCGAGGTGCCCATGATGGGGAAGCTGTCATTCGGGAAGCCGGGTGGGACGATCATGTCGAGGCCATGCTGACCACCGGCGCCTGCTACAGCCTGTTCGTAGGTGGCGGTGGGATACCAAACGCCATCCTTGTAGTAACCATGACTGCCCCCCCCACCGCCCGCCATGCCTGCGCCGCCACCACCAATCACGATCTGCTCCCCCGCCCCCAAAACGAACTTCCCACTGGCATCGAAGAAGTGCCATAGTCCCTGGTCCAGCAATCGCTGAGCGTAATCATCCAGAACCTGTACGCTGAATGTGGCCTTGAAAGAGGTCTCGACGACGGATGGAACAGCGCTGAAGGCAGATCCCACTTCTTCGGCAAGGCCGTGGAGTTCCGATCCGACGTTGCCCAGAGCGCCCTCGAAATCCAGGATCACAGCTGCGGCTTCCTTCCACGCGTCGGTATCGTGGGGGAGGACGGTGTAGTCAATCCAGTTCAAGATGAAGCCGAGCTGCTGGGCCGCGATAAGGGCCCTGTTTAGGGAGTCCACGATCCCGATGAAGGCCGGTATAACGCCAGTACCGGCGGTAAGGGCCAGACCCTGCAGCGAATCGTTTAGCGTGTCCACCGCCTGGAAGTACTCTTCGGACCGCTTGGCCGCCTCTTTTGTCGTGACCAAGCTCTCATTGACTGCGGCCGAGTTCGCACGGATGGCGTTGCCGCCCGAAAGCAGGAATGGAGCGACATCGGCCCAGCCTTTGCCAAAGATCTTGGCCGCCTCGGCCGCCCGCTTTGTCGGATCCGGAATTGAAAGTAGATGGTCGGACAGAGTGGCCAAGTTGTCGATGGTCGGCAGGAATCCGTTCTTGACGGCCATCTCCAGGGCCTTCGTCATGGTCCCCTGAGAGACGCGGAAGTCGTCGCCCACCTGGATCAGCCGGCTGATCTGTTCGACCTCCACCCCCGTGGCCGTTGAGAGATCCTTCATGGCCAGGTGAAAGGCCGAGGCGTCGTCGGCCAGCTTCTTGATGGCCGCACCCGCACCGGCGACAACGCCAATGCCCGCCAGCAGAGTGGTGGCTGTCGAGGCCATCCCGGCGAAGCTCTGCTTCGTCTGTGCCTGAGCCGTGGCCAGCCCACGCTTTAGGCCTTCCAGCGAAACTTCCGTGCGCAACGTCGCGATGCCGAGGCTCGCCACTATTGCACCACTTCAGCCCCAATGGAGGCGAACCATTCCGCCGCCTTCTCTGGATCGTTCTCGACGACCCCCTGCTCGTGAGCCGGCCCGGCCAGGCGCGAGTAGATCTCCTCCGCCTCGGCATGGAGGATGCGCTGCATGTCTTTGCTGTGAGGAGCGAGCATCACGGCCAGGGCCCTCTGTGTCTCCTCAACTCTCAACGTGGCAATGTGCTCCTCAAGCGGGGCGAACAGCCACTCGGGGAGCGAAGCCAGGACACGCGGGTCGAGGTGATAGAACCGGACCAGCCGGGCAAGACGCAGCCCCGCTAGCCCGGTTGGGCTTTCCCCTGGCCGGGCCCGGCGGGAAGGTTGCGTTCCCGCCACCACTCCAGCAGGCGCGATTTCTGGCCCATGCCCAGGCTGCCAAGAGTCTCCGCCGAGATTTCAGGCAGGATAAAGCGCACTGCCGCATCCTGCGCCGCGGCCGCCTTGGCCGCCGCCTTCTCGTCCGCCGGCTTCTTCACCAAGGACTGTCCCGCATCGATCATGTCCCGCAGAATGCGGCTCAGGCGGGCCAGTCCAGCGACGTCCATCTCGGCCCGCGAGAGGAAGTCGATCTTGGTTCCGTCTTCCAGCTCAAAGTGGTCCCGCTCTGGACGGAGTTCGTTGAAGCGTAGTGTCGCTACCGGCACTCAGGCCTCCTTTGGCCGTTGGTGGCCAGCAACCATATTTGCCCCTAGCCTGGGGAGTGTGCTTTCTACCGCGGTGGGTTGCGCCGATCTTGGCTCTGGTTTCTGGGGAGTGAGGGCCGTGGGTCTTGCCCAGATTGAGTTCCCTCAGCTTCGTGCGCGTTTCTACTGAGACCGGGTGGCCCATCAAGGAAGCCGCGATCATGGCTCGCGTCTCGTCCGTTGGAGCCTCGCGTTTCCTATTTTTCGACGCTGCGCTCATTTTGGCGCGGACCACAGGAGTGAACCTGTTACCTCTTTTCCATGCCGCTCTTAGGTTGGCATGGTGCTCGGGGGAGCACGGCACCGCGAGCTTTCGGCCCCTTTTCCCAGCCGAGATCCTTCTGCGGGTTTCCGGGCTATGCTTCACGCCCAAGCAGTTTCCGGCCGTGGGGGAGATGTTGTACTTGGGCCTCAGCAGGTCTATCCACCACTGCTCACGCTCAATGCAGCGGTCGGGCGCACAGAACTCAAGACGGACGAACCTGAATGCGGCCCCCCCATGCTTGTTCCATGCGGCCTGCAAATGCCGATTGGGATGGCTCCGGGTAAGCAACATTCGCCTGTGGGCCGACCAGCGCTGGCCGAAGCCCTTGGACGCGCTGCCGATGTACAGCTTCCCGTTCGGCCCATTCTGGATGGCGTAGATGCCCGAGGTCATTTCATGACACTTGGCACTTCAGCCACCCCAGTTCCATACCGGCCGCTTGGGTGTCGTCCTCCAGCGCGTGGACGATCACCTCGAGCCCCGGTCGACCGCCACGGGTGAATGTTGCAGCGGGCTCTCCGGCGATCACGCAGCGTGGGATGTAATACTGGCCGGGGAAGGCCCCATAGGGCGAGATGGCCGTGCCCTTGAACAGAATGCTGTACTCGGTGGGCGTCTCGCCCTTCTTGAGGCGGATCGTCTTCGTTGCCGGAGGCCCGCCCGCGGCGACGACGTTGGAGACGTTGTGCAGCACCTTGGCGTAGTTCTCCAGGGTCAGACCGACAAGGGTGTACGTGAGAATCACGTCCTCTTCGGCACGGACGGACTTCACCGGCGCCTGATGCTCGTTGTCCCGGAAGAAAGTCAGATCCCCGCCGTGGGTCATCTTCTGCTCCCCATCGGTCCCGCCCAGGACGAGCCAATTGCCGGCCGGCGTGGCATTGACGACGGGCTCGGCCTCGATCGACGGTGCAATGTAGACCTTGAGCGATCCGGTGAGCTGCTCGAAGGGTTTACTGTTCGCCATGCTTCACTCTCCCTAACTAGGCCGTAGCCGGTTCGGCCACGGCCGCTTCCATGAAGACCAGGAGCGTCTCGGCCCCCAGGTCTGGATCGATGAACATTCCCGGCGCGCTGTCCATCAGCGCGTAGTACACGAGGGCCATGCCCTGGCTGGTTTCGACCTGGAGCCGCTCAACGGAGCGGCTCCAGGCCACCAACGCTTGGTAGACTTTGCCCGCCTCGTAGAACGATTCGCCGTAGCAGCGAGCCTCGATGCGCGGCGTCTGGACCTCAATGTAGGGATCGGCATTCCCGCTATCCCACCGGAAGGTGAGCGCCTTTGAGCCCAGCGGCCAGTCTCCCTGACCAGCGCCGAACTTGTGACGGAGCGAGATCCGATCGCCCACCAGGGCAGCCAAACCCGCATCGGTCAGCGCCAGGGAGATCAGGGCCTCGACGGGATCGATCACTTGAGGCGCGCCTTGGCCTTGCGGGCCAGGATCCCATCGAACTTTCCCTTGAGCTGCTCGAAAGGGCCCGTGATGAAGTGGTAGCCGTCGAACGTCCCGTGTCCCTGATGGACCGCCATCGCATACTCCAAGCCAGACCCGGTCTCGATGGCAATCTTGTCTGCCTCGCGGCCTACGCGGGCCTCCCTGCCGCCGCGCTCGGGCGTGCCGGCCGCGGGAGGCACGTTGTCCCCGGCGAAGTCATAGTCGGGCGAGGCCATGTGAATCGATCGGCGAAGGGTCCCGGTCACAACGCCATGCCCTTTGCGCAGCTGGCTCTTAGCCGCGGTCTCAAGGCGCAAGCCGAACTCGACCAGCGCTTCCTCGCTGGCCTTCTCCATCTCGCGCAGGAGCTGCGGCCCTCGCCAGTCGAGGAGTACGTTAGGCACCCTGCGCTCCGCTGTCAACGACGCTCTTGTTGCGAATCCTTGGCCGAGGTTCCTCGGGAACCTGTGCAGCCGGCGCCAAGCCGGCGACATGCAGCAGGTAAGCCTCGATCGAGACGAAGCCGCCCTCCGTCGCCCGACGGTTGAGCTCCTCGAACTTGTCAGCCCCAATCTGGAGCATCAGGCTGTGCATCTTAGGTCATCTCCTTCAGGACGGCAGCGACGAACTGAGCCGTCCCCTGGTTCCTGCGCTTCAGGACGACGTCGACCAGGAAATCCTTCCCGGCGCTCGCCCCATCCTCCACGATTACCTCCAGGATGTTGTCGGCCACCTGGATGTCCGTGTCCGCCGGCAACAGCAGGCTGTAGGTAGCCTTCGTCACGAGCTGCGCCGTTTCCGTGGAAACGAAGGTCCGGGCCTTCTCAATCAGCCGGCAGGGGACACCCTGAGTCACCATGCGCAGCGTCTGGCGGGTCTGCCGGTACCCGTCCGGACCGTCGTCCTCGCCGCGCTGGATCGTGCAACGGTGCGCCAGGTGGCTCTCAATGCCCATCTAGAGCCTGAACGGATTTACCGTGAGCGACGTGACCTTCGAGTAGGTCACCTGGACCAGGCCGTTGGCGTCGTTGTAGACCTCCGCTGGGAATGGACCGACGAGCTGCTCCGTCCCGTTCGTCACCGCAACGGCCAAGTCGGCCACCGCCAGCCCATCAACCGCCTTCTGGGTAACGAAGGTGACCGTGGTCGGGGTAGCGTCGGCATTCTTCACGTGGAAGAATGTCCGTTGGCCGTCGTTGGCGAAGGCGTCCCCTCCGCCGGCCGCCGGCGTGAGGGCATGAACCAACCCCGTCTTGGAAATCTGTTGAACCGTAAGCGTCGCCATGTGCGTCCCTTCCTTACAGCCGGATTGCCGCGACCGTTACGCCAGCGTCCGCGGTATAGGTGACCTGGACCATGCCATTGATGTCGTTGTAGTACTCGGCTGGGAACGGACCAACCATCACGTCACCAGTGGTGGCCGCGAGTGCGACCGCCAAGTCCGCCACGGCCAGGCCCTCGACCGTCTTGGAGGTGGCGAAAGTGACCGTCCGCCCGGCGCCATTCGTGTTCTTCATGTGGAAGAACGTGCGCTGCCCGTCGTTGGGGAACTGGTCCCCGCCAGCAGCAGCCGCCGCGTAAGTCGGCAACAGGCATGGCCAGGGCCGTGGCGAAGACTCCCGTGATGTAGAACAGGGAGCCGATCACCATCGTGGCGACCGTGGTGCTGACCGCAGAGATGTCGGTCGCACCGGCCGCGCCGATGAAGACCTTGATCAGCTCAGCATTGGCATCTGCGGCGGCCGTGGCACGCCCGATCAGGCCGGTCAGCAGGACTGGCCCCGAGTTCTGGAACAGGCTGTGCGACACGCCCGAAGCCGGAACAATGGCCGTTGGGCGCGTGACGCGGATCCCCTGCATGATCGCCTGGTAGGCGTCGATGGTCGAGGGATTGAAGGGTGCAGGCATGTGTTACCTCGCGTTTCTCGGGGGCATCCTCTCCCGGGAGAGGATGCCCCCACTCAGGTCAGGGTCAGTCCACGATCGCCGACGGCGGGACTGCTTGCGGGTAGCGCTCGAGCAGGAAGAACTCGGCCTCGGTGATGTTGGCCGCGTTCGAGGCGCCCGTGATCCCGGCGATGCAGTCGAACCCGCCCGCGAGATTCAGCGTGGCTGGATCGATCTGGAACACGACGATCTTCAGCTTCACCCCGGCGTCGGTGGTGTAACTCACCGCAGCCGTCGCGCGGGCGAAAGCATCGGAGGCCGCCGTGTCCAGGTTCACCCAGATTGGCACCACCACCGTGATGGGGGTCGACCCCGCACCGGCGACGTTCGTGGCCTGGTTGATCGTCAGGGCGATGGTTGCAGCATTGCCCTGGGTGATGTGGAAGAGCACGTAGGCCATGTGGACGTTCTTGAGCGAGACGAAGGCCCCCGTGCGGCCGCCGGCGTCCGCCGCTGGCGCCAGGCAGTTCACGATCTTGTACTGCTCGGGAAGGAACGGAAGAGCGGGCATGTCTGGTTTCTCCTGGAGAGGGCCGCCGCGTGGGCGGCCCTCTCGGCAAAGGCTTCGGATTTGCCCCAGGGATTCCGGGGTTAGGCTCTGACCGCCAGGGCGACGAACGGCGAGAGGCTATTCGTGCCCTTCGCTGGCACCAGGGCTGCATTCCAGGCCGGTACCCCGTCGCAGCGATAGGTGAAGCGGAAGGCCGACTCGTCGGTCAGGAACTGGACATGGATCGACGAGGCCATCTGGATGCCGGCCTTCTCAGCCAGGAAATACTGCGACAGGTCGGCCAGGACGATGTCACCTACCGTGCCCACCGTCGGGCAGTTCTCGATGGTGATCACCGGCCGTCCCTTCAGGCGCCCATAGGGAGCATCGGCGATGCCACCGGGAGGCATGTAGACCGGAACGCCTCCCAGACCGACTGTCAGACCCATCGCGTCCAACTGCGGCTCAACGTCCTGATTGATGAACCAGGCCGCATTGGCGCGCGACCGAGCCCAGCAGCGGGCCCACATCTTGGAGATGTTTTCCGCGACGACCGTGAGGCCCGCCTGGCCGGCTTCCTTGGCGATGGTGACGAGAGCCGGACTGTTCAGGATGCCGAGCGGTTGCCCGGCGCCGGTGCCGTTCAGGATGCCTTCATCGAGCATCCAGGCCATGTCGGCCGTCATGAAGTCACTGACGGTCGCCTGCAGCGTGGTCACATCGGCCAGCTCTTCGTCGGTGGCATAGTAGAGCGAGGCCAGCTTCTTCGCCCGCAGATCGATCTGGCGGAACTTGGGCTTTGACGGCGTGATGGTCGAGCCCGGCGCGAGCCAGTAGGACTGGACGCCCCCCGAGCGCGAGCCGGTCACCCGCGAGGTCTCATCGACCGCGTTGATCGTCAGCGTGTTGGACCCGGCCGGGAACGGGAAGCGGCGTGCGCGCGATGCCAGGGCACCGACCTCGTAGACGCGCTGCCACAGCTCGTCGGAGAAGGCCGGCCGCAGGAGGAAACCGCCTTCGGAGCCGATCTCCTCGTTCAGGCCCAGCGCCTTCTCTTCGAAGAGGCGTTCGTCCCGCCGCTTGCCGGTTGCCAGGTCCTTGACGGCCATCAGCTGGTCGCCCATGCTCTTGAAGACCGGGTCGGCCCCGCGCTTCTGCGGTTTCTCGCCGGCGAAAAGCCCTGCCGGGACGCCGGCCGGAGCGTTCAGAAACTCGCCAGTGGCCATGACGCGCTCAAGGCGCTTGGCTTCGGCGATCTTGGCTTCGACGCCGGTCAGGGCCGTATCGAGCTCGGCCTGTTTCTCGGCCGGCATCTCCTTGCCCTCGAACTCAGCCAGGAGGGCCTGTACCGGCTTATGCAGCGTGGCGGCCTCGTCGTAGAGGCCCTTGATGTGTGCCTTTGGATCCATGTTGAACCTCCGTGCTCAGAGTGGAGTACGTAGCGCGATTGCCAGTTCGGCGGATCGCATACGGCGCCGGATCATCTCCACCGGGAGTGCGGAGTGCCCAGACTTGGGCGGCTCAGCGGCTGCCAGGAGCTCCTCCAGCGTGGACAACGCGCCAGACATTGACTCGAGCGCCTTCTTCACGCGCTCGACATTGGCCGAGCTCAGCACTCGCCCTTCCTTCAGTTCGGCCAGGAGCGGTCGAGCCTTCGACCACAGATAGAGTGCCTGGATCGTCTTGAACTCAGGCGGCTCTTTGTCGAACTCCTTGTAGTGCGAGGCCAAGTGTGAATACACGGCTTGGCGATCCGCCTCCGGGATCTCGACTCCACCGCGGGAGCCGAGCAGCGCAGCCATCGCGGCGGCCACACCCCTCCAGGCCGCCGGGCCAATGCCGTCTTTCGAGGCTTGGTGGTGCGGCAGCTTCAGGTCGCCGAAGGACTCGGGGGGCATCGAGGCGGCCCAAGCAAAATGATTGGCGATGCGGCGCTTCTCCGAACTGGAGTACTCTTCCCACGGCCCATCGGTGAAGTCCGCCAGGGTCGGGGCCGACCATGCCTCTCCTTCATCCGCCTTCCCCGTGTCCTTGTAGGGCAGGGCGACCTTCATGTTCATGGTCGCTTCGTTCATGCCCCAGTTCACCGGGCTCACATCCCACAGCCGGATCTCGCGCAGGTTGCGCACCTGAGGTAGATCGCCATCGGGTGCTTCAAAGTCGGCCTTCATCGGGTCGTAACCGAAGCTGTTCTCGGTGATGGCCCCTTCGCGGATCCCGACCAGGATCTCGTTCCCTCGTGGCGTGTCGAGATACTTGATCTCGCCGTAGAGCGCCCCCGTCGCGTCCGGGAACTTCGCCGTCAAGGTGGGCGGTAGCTCGGGTTTGGACAACTCTTTGAGGAGCGCCGGTACGCCGACGGGAGGCTCCCAGCGATCATGCTGCCAAAGTACCTTCACCCGATCGTAACGCTCGGCCAGCGTCTTGGCGAAAGCGCCGGGATGAATGCGGTCTCCCCCATCGTCCACGACTCCCATGATGGCGAAGAGCTGCTTGACCGTGCGCTCCTCGACCTGCTTCTCAAGCATGGGAAAGGCTTTGTGCTCCATAGCGCCTCCAAGTTAGCCCACCGACCCGCCATCCGTGTGCGTGCTCCCTAAAGCAGAATGACCAGCTCCTCGTCTTCCCGGCGCAGCCGCTCTTGGAGTGCTGCCCTGCGACGCTCGAATACCTGGACGGGTCCACCGCCGCTCTCCTCGGCCGCTGGAGGTGGCGGTGGAGGACCACCCCCGCCGAACTCGGGCCAGTAGTCGGCCGTCCAGACCACCCGCCCCCGGCTGTAGCCCGCACCGCCACCCGGCGCTGGCGGAACGTCCTCGCGCGTGAAGACGGCCACGAAATCGTTGTTGTTTGACCCCATCGGGAAGACCTCTTGCACCACCGGAGCCGCCCCGAACAGCCCGAGGTTCGAGCCCCATGCGACCGCCATCCCCTCGCCCTTGCGAAGACGGATACCAGTCTTGGCCCCCTTGCCAACAAGGTCGATGACGTGCCGATTGGCAAACGGGAACGATTGCGTCCGGCACCGGAACTCGATGATCCTGGCATTCATGCGCTGATGCGCGTACACAACCTTGAACTGCGCCATCTGCCCCGCGGCTCCTTCGTAGATCGCCTGCCCCTGCCACCACGGTTCGGTGCGAAACTGATCGAGACGGAGGTAGCCATTCTTGACGCACTTGACACCGGAAGCCAGGGCTTGATTGCCGCTGTTGTAGGCGAGAGGCGTCAGGTCTTCGGCCTCCTCGACGTGCATCGGCCCAACCAGGACGCGGCACTTCGGAGGGTAGGTGATGGACTGCTCGACCTCTTCCGTGACCTGGATGTAGCGCACGTCCAGCACGACCCCCGACCCGGAGCCGTTGAAGATCGCGCACATCGTGTCGCCCGGTCCCTTGGGCGAGAAGCCGAGGCGGGCGGTGTACGTCTTTCCCGTAGCCAATACGTTGAATTGGACCGCGGCGCGCATGTCACTCTGATTACCCGTCAGCGGAATGTAGAGCGCCAGGCCCTCCCCCTCCCGAAGGATGATCCCCTGCTCGGATGGGACCAGCACATCGAACACCGCGCCGAGCGGTTCCTTGCCTTGTCCTTGTCGCCCAAAGCGCGGGAGGTTGAAGGTCGTCGCGAACGTCTGATGCAGCATCCCGACCGGGACGAACCTACGAAAGCGGCTCCCGACGGTCACGCTATCAGGATTGCGCTTGATGAGCACTTGGCTCGGCAGGTTTCCAGCAGAGCTGTCGTGCTTCACCACGTCCTCATCCCGCCCGCCAGCCACAGACGAGATTCGCACGAGGTCCACCGGCCCAAGGTAGCCCACTGCCGACGAAAGGCCATGCGCCAACTCGACGTACATTTCCCGAACCTCGATCAGGTCGGTATCCGACTCGTTCACGATGGCGAACGGACAGTCCCATGCCAACGCCGCACCGCCGTCGAGTTGGCCTGTGTCCGTTCCCTTGGTCCGAACGATCCAGGTCTCAGCCAAGGATCAACTGGCCTCGTCAGTAAAATGCATCTCACAATCCAAGGCACCAACGGCTGTGGATGTGATGTTCTTGAGCGAATAGCCCTCCGCCACGCCGGCCCGCATGGTCAGCGGTTGCAGGGCGGCATCCCCCACACTCGGGGGCCATACCAGCCCGTTCGGCACCAGCGTCAGCCAGTTGGCGAAGGCCGCGCCGGCTACGACAGGCTCCTCATTGGCGAACACGAAGCGCCGGAACAGGTACCCGGCCACGTCCGTAACCGTCCGCCCTGTCCCCATCGTGCTGTTGGCGTCGAGCGCACCATTGGACGAGTCACGCGGGATCGGGGTGATACTCGTCCCGGCCGAAGCCGCGGAGGACTTGCGGATCTCCATTTGCAGGATGACGCCCGTCACAGCGGCTATGCTGTTGTTCAGCGCCACGATCTCCCGCAGCCTGAGGTAACGGGCAGACGCAGCGGCGTTGAACAGGTCGATCATGTACTTGTTGAGGGCGTAAGCGACGCCCTGTGTGGTGCCGGTCCATGTGCTTGCCATCTAAACCTCCGCTTTCCCGATCACGGCTGAGGCCGTTTCGATCCACGACCCCATCTCGCTCAATTCGCGCACGGCTCCCCTCTTCCCCGCCTGACGCTTCACGGCGAATTGATAACCTTCGTTGTACACGAGGGGAACGACGATGGGGTTCCCCTTGTCGTCGGTCATGGGCTGATCGATGCTCTTGACGACGCCATGCCGCGAGCAGGCGATCTCCCGACTCTTTTCCTTCGCCCCCCATTCGACATAGTTGTCCTGCCCGCACTCTGGACAGTCGAACACCTCGACGGTCTGCGTCTCGGCCATTTCAATTCTCCATCAGGACCGGATCATCCGATCCCCCGGTGACAACCTGCCCGACAATCGGCCCGTCCTTGCGCTCTCGGAAAGTGACCAGCGCCCTCGGGAAGGACCGGAACGGCCCGACCCGCTCGTGGCTGGTGAAGACCCGCTCGCTGATGACGTTCTGCATGATCTTGTCTCGGTCGCCGGCACGATGGGCTACCAGGGCAGCAATCGCCCGGTCCAGGTCGTCGCGCACGTCACCCGGTCCAAGGCCTCGCCGGCGGTCGATCTGCACGGGCAGCAGGTAATCCCGTATCCCGTCTACGGCTCGCGCGCTGAGTGTGGTGGGGACGTTAGCCATCCAGCAATCCAGGTCAGCGCGCCAGTAGCAGGCTAGGTCGCTCATGGCTCTAGCTCCGTCTCCTCCTCGACGCTCGTCATCAGTCCGTCCCGCCCGCGCCGGATCGTCTTCTTGCCCGTGATCCGCGAGGGCAGTTTCACTTCGACTTCGTTTACGATTTCGACCTTGGGCTCAGGACCCTGCGGCACGTGAACATCGACCTGGACCACCGGCGCAGGCCCCGGGGGCGGTGCGGGGGCATCCTCAATCGCTTTCCCGACCCGCTCCATTGCCCGCTCGACGGCTTCCGCCACAGGGCGCATGTCCGGCGCGGGAACCGTGATCTCGTTCTTGATCTCGGGCCGCTGCTCGATCGTCATGTTGTCGGCCTTGATCTCGAACAGGGGTCCTTGTGCCGCCGGCATCGGACGGGTGGACAGCACCTCGGTAAGCTCGTCTACCTTGCGGATCAGACCATCGACGCGTCGATCAGGCATGTCCTTTGCTCCATAAGTTGCCGGCCGCGCAGACTCCTCGGAGAAGAACGCGCCGAAACTCCGTGTGCAGTTCGGGTGCTCTAGGGGATTTGCCTGCATCTCCTCCAGCGTCCAGACCTGGCCGTTGGCGTCAATGCAGGGCTGGTCCTCGTCGCCCGCCCCGTTGTCGAAGACGATGACCTGGCTCACCCCGGCTTCGTCATAGCGCTCGGCCGAGGCCAGGTTCTGCGCTGTGCCCAGTTCGGTGCGGGCGATCGTCTCGGAGCGGTTCTTGTAGCTCTCCTCGATGATGTCGCGCAAACCTGGGATCCCGTTCTCTGGATCCCCGCGCACGATACGGTCGATGCTCCAGCCCTGCTCGTGGCCTTGCTCCAGGAGAACGCGCAGGTTCTCAATGGTCGTCTCGTTGATGTCTTTCACGCGATCGCCGGCCATTGCCAGGACGCGAGCGACGGCTGGGTCGGCAGCGTCGAAGACGAGATCCGAGCTCAGTTCGTCATTCCATAGCGGCCAAGTCTGCCTGATGATTTCGAGGTAGAACCCGCCGAGCAGCTTCGCCAGCTCCTTCCCGTCGCCGGCAGTGATGAGGTCCTCGGGGTTGGGGAGGTCTTGCTTTGTCCCCTTGGGCCCCTTGGCTGCTTTCGCCCTGGCTATGGCTCGGTCTGCCTGATCCCCAAACCACTTGTCGAGTTCCTTGGCCATCTTGGGTGTGAGCTTTTCCCGGACGGCCCGCTGGGCGGCGACGACCTTCGCCAGGCGTCGCATGTCCGCCGGGGATGCACGCTTGTGAGCCATCTTGGTCACGGCCCCAGCCGGGCCGGAGGGTCCGGGCATGGGTCCGGGCTCGTCCCCTCCGGACGGGCTGGGCCCTTCGGCTTTGCCCGGTGGGGCCTTGCCCTTGGGTGCAGTGAACTGCCCCGGCGATTCGATGGTGGCAATGGAGCGGAGGTACACATCGCCGTTCTCATCCCGCGGGAGGGAGGCGGCCGCCCGGTACTCGTTGACGGTGATGGCCCCGGCCTGCATCGCTGTGAGTGCCGACTGCCGGCGGGCCTCGGTCTTCTCGGCCAGCACCGGCACCTTGCTGGTGTCGAAGGCGACAATCTTCTTGCCTTGCTCGCCGAACTCGGGCAGGAGGTCCTGGGTGACCTTGTCGGCCAACATTTCCCACAGGGAGGACAGGATCCCTTCGGTGAACTCGAGGCGCATTCCCTTGACGTTGTCGTAGGTCATCTGCTCCAGACCCACGTTGAGCCCGGCGATGACCGGCGGCACGCGGAAGGCGGCGCAGATCCGGGCCTCGGGCACGCGCCGCAGGACGTTGAATTCGAGCTCCTTCAGATTAGAGGCCAGCTGCTTGACATCGAGCCCGCCCTCGAGCAGGGCGATCCCGCCTCGCTTCTCCCCGCCGTGCTCCTCCGTCCACTGCTCCTTCATGCGGTCGAAGGACTCGTCCGTCAGAGGTTGGGCATCCTTCGGGAGGACCAGCGCCAGGCGGGGCATGGCATCATTCTTGAGCAGGCTGAACAAGTAGCGCGTGGCCTCGTTGTCGGTGTCCACCTCTCGGGCCACCGCCACCAGCGGAGCCAGGGCCATCTGCGGGCTGAGGGCATGCGGCAGCCACGGGAAGGCGACGACGTCGGTCTCGGCGATCGGTTGCTTCTGCCCAGCCCCCGTCTCGAGCTCATAGTGATCGACAAGCGCCGTCTCGCTGGCGACGGGCGTCAGCTGGCCAGCATGGACGGGCAACAGCTCGACGACTCTCTTGGCCGAGGAGCGAACCTTGTACCAGTAGGCCTTGCCCCCGATGGCCATGTAGATGATGGTGAACTGGAGTAGCTCGCGCAGGCCCATCTGATCGTTCGGCCTGGCCAAGAGCCGGCTCAGGTTGTGATCTGGCAGAGGAACACGCCCAGCCTCCGTCTCCTCCCACACCAGGAGAGGCGGCTTCGGGAAGCCGAAGGCCAGGGCCGAGATGCAGGCGAAGACGGCGCCGGATCCCTGGTAGCCCTCCAGCGCCAGCTGCTGGTAGGTCGGGCGCATGAAGGCTCGGCGGTTCCACGGCGGGACGAGGACGATACTCCCACCTGTCGCGGCCTTGAGCAGCCACCGGCCGAAGCGCTGACGGACGCTCAGCGAACCCATCGCACTCTCGGCTCCGTCACGTCTGCCGGGCGGGCCGCCCAGACAGCCAACGCCAGTGACCAGAACTTGTCGGCGTGGTGTTTCTCATTGCCTGCAGTATCGAAGACTGCGTTCTTGGCCATTGTCACCTTGCGCTTGAGACTGTGGATCTGATAGCTCAGGTCACGATCCAGCGGGATCGGAACCTCGCCCCGCTGCATCCGGACCTTGAGCTCGACCGCCCACAGCTCCTTGGTCGCATTCGTGAAGTCCACCCCTTCTGCTTTACCTGGGAAGCGCTTGGCAAGCTCTTCGGCGATCTGCATTCCCAGCCCGCTCTTGTCGATCAGCAGGTGTGTGACCGGTAGCTTTTCCAGCGCCTGGGTCGCGACGCTGCGCTGGTCATCGAACGGGATCCCCGACAGGCTGATGCCTGCGCGGTAGGGTAGGTGTGACGTCGTCCCCTTACCCACGAAGGTAATCTCCGTCAGGTCCTTCTTCCGTCCGATGTCCATCCCGCCGGCGAGGGCTTGTTCCACCTGACCCGCCCGGACCGCGAGCGCGACTTCCTCAATCGCAGCCATCGCACGCTCGACGGTCTTCGCCTGGCGGTACCAGAGCTTCTCGGCCTGGGCTTCCTCCTGGTTTCGCTTGATGACTTCCCAGGAGATCCAGGCCTCCTGCTCGTCCATGTAGGCACACTCGTACTCCTGCTGGAAGTCGTCGGAGGGCATGTTCTCGAAGATGGTGACCAGCCGAGGAGTCCCAAACCTGCGCACACGCTCCTCCGTCAAGAGAGCCGGGGCAGCTTGCTTGGCCTCCCCTGGGCCCTGGGATAGCCCGGCCACGACCCACCAGGGGATCCGCCGGCGCACGTAGCCGGGGTAGGCCCGCATCTTCTGGGCGAAGATCTCCCAGAAGAGTCCTGAGGCCCCCACCGGCGAGCTCCCGATCCGGATCCTGCCGCCACGCGTCGTCACCGGAAGAGCTGCCGTGTAGATCTGCCGGTCCTTCGGGTAGTGGGCAAACTCGTCCAGGTAGACCGTCGCCTTGGCCTTGCCGCGCACCGGCCGGCAGGGATGGGAAATCAGCCGGCTTCCGTTGGCGAACTCGAGGTCGGTGGTGTTGTCAGCAAGGAGCCGAGGCCGCACGTCGTCGTCCAGGGCCTCTATGATTTGGCGGGCATAGCGGATCTTCTCCTTCGCCTCGATCTGGTTGATCGAGACGAAGATCGACGTGTGCCGCTTCTCGAGGACACCCTCGGCCACTGCTTCCGCCGCCGCAGTCCACGACCAGCCAACTTGGCGCGCCTTCAAGTCGATCGACAGAAGGGGTAAGTTGGTAAGGTACGTGGCCTGGAAGGGCTGCCAGGCCGCCTCAGGATCCCCGGTAGCTTCGGGCAGGTCCAGATACTCGATGAGAAACGCGAGCCGATCCGAGAGCCCGGTGCTCACGGCTCATCTGATTCCCCAGCCGCGGCGGCGCCGGCAGCGATAACCTTACCCGCCTCCTTCCACCGCTTCTTGCGCACCTGCTCCATATCCCGGAAGGCGATCCCGCCCGAGACTTCGCGCTTGTCCGACTGGTCGAGCCATTGCTTCCCCAGCCAGATCAGCATCGTGAC